ACTGGAGGAGGACCACCTTCTGGACCACCAACAGGAGGAGCACCCTCTGCTGGAGCAGGAGCTGTAGCTTGTTGCATCAGCAAAGCTTGACGCATAGCTTCATCCATATTATTAGTCACCTTGTCTGGATCTAAGTCCATGCTCTTAGCAATTTCACGAATGATGTATGGGAACTTAGCAAACGGCATCAATGCAGGAGAGCTTGCAATTTGCAAGAACTGCATCAAGCGTTGGCTTCTCACCTCATTAGCCATCAAGCTTTCTGTACCTCTGGCTGTAACTTCCAAGTCACCTTTAATGCTTTGATCGAAATCAAACTGCATGTTGAAGCTGAAGAAAGCTTTACCCAAAGGAGCTAACAAATAATCATCCACATTCTTGATGATGGTTTTAACACTGCCAGATGCAGCATTCATCAACATAGAAATGCCAGAGGCTGTTCTACCTACACCACTCACACCAGTTTGACCGTGTGCAAATGATGGCATACCAGTTGATTCATCAGCAAGCTGTCGTGCTTTATCAAACAGTTGTAGGTTCTCAGCAGCTACATTAGGAAACTTAGTTCCAAACAAGCTTTGACCGGGAGCACCACCCTGTCTCCTAAACACTTTACCCGGATAGACAGACATGTCCTGACCGGGAACGAGGTTGGTTTCATCTACCTCGAATACAAGGTTGCCAGACAACACCGCATTGTCCACTGCCATACGCATAAAACCATTCATGAGGGTCTGGGTGTCATCCATGTTTTCGGCAACACCAATGCCAAATAGAGAGTAGGGGTTTAATTCGCAAGGAGCAGCATAGTACGGAATGTTGGCTGGCTTAAACGGATTCAATACTAAGCGAAGGATTTTGCCATTACAAAACCACACGTTAGCTTGAAGTTCTTTGGCTTCCAACAAAGCCTCAGGAATTTTAATGTCGTTATCTTCGAGCATCTCAACATCTACATTGCCCCAATATTCCAACACTTCAAATCTGTCTAGTCCCAAGTTGGGAGCATAGTCTCTTAAGTCATCTTCCCAATACTTCTTAACATAGGAAGCACCACCATCAATAACTTCTTCAATGACATTAGCTCTGAACAAAGGACGATTCTTCAAAGCCCTTAGTTGTGTAGCACTCAGCTTGTGACGCTCAATAATATATTGAACCTCTTCCATGTTAGATCCATCAGGATCAGGATAGAAGTTCCAGATAGAAACATGTGATGTCTCTGGTACTGTCTTCATCTCAGGATTGTAGTTGCCTTCTTCATCCCAGCTAGGATATTCTTTAGTCTTAGCAAATGGACCCTTCATGATGCCTGTGCCAAACAGAGCCATCTCAAAGGCAGTGGAACGAAGATGCTTGTTAGCACCACTCTCGTCCAACTGATCATGAATCTTCTTCTCCATCTTCTTAGCCGCAACCATTGCAGGATGGAACGTCAAAGAAGTGGGAGTAACACCCGGACCTTCCTTCAATCCCTTTTGATCTTTGAGTTGTTCTGTCAAAGGACCAAGTTTCTCCATCAAAGAAGAAAGGGTAGCACCCGGTGCTAGGGTTTTACCGTCACCTTTGTAACCAAACGGTGAAGGCATTTCAGGCTCAGCACCTTCTGGTGCTTTAGGATCGATATGTACTGAATCAACTACACCATCTGGCAAGACAGTGGGATCAACACTTAGAGGAAACTTGTTATTAGCAAATAACACATCAGTGATTTGACCATATGCTGCAAGCACCTTGGTCTTTGTCACCTTAATAAATACACGGCTCTTCTCTGTCTCAGTAAATTTAACATCAGGTCCATAGATACCACGATAGTTTCTATATGCCTTAAGCCAACGCTGTTCGTCTTGTCTACGGCTCTCTTCAGCTTTTGTATATCTCTCGTTTAGAAAAGTTAATAGATTGTTTCCAGCAAAGGGTGCAGTTTCCCCTTGCTTTTCATCTTCTAAACTGATGGATTTGTCATCCATGAAATTATTTTTCGCCATAAATACCCTTTAATACCCAAATGTGGGATCTGCCATCCTCATACCAGAGGGAGCAGAATGTAATGGATTGTAATCGAACAAACTACTTCTAGGTCTGCTCATCACACCATAACGAATAGCATCATATAAGTGATCTTCAGCTTTAGTATCAATGTCCTCTGGGTTCTTTTTATCCAAAGGTATGATTGGTAGCTGAGCAATCGTATTTACACAGTTGCTTGTTATAACTAGTCTTGGTTGTTCTGTAAAGGGGTCAAGTTGTAGTCTTCGATGCAGCTCATTCTTACCCGACACCCTACTACCAGCACTTCTATCCGCTGGCCTCCACCGACAACCCTCTGCAATCATCTGTTCTGCCAGTGATGGACCAGTGTCACCACGCTTATGCCAGCAACTACTGTCCAATACACCGTACCGAAGAGGACCATCGTTCTCTTCAGCCCTCATTATCATGTGAGCGAGGTCTTTGGCAAGTACCTTGCTAACATATAACTCACGATAGATAACCAATTGCTCACTTGGAGACACAGCAAACCACACCACAGCACTATAACTTCCATACCCATAGTCACAAGCCCTAAATTTAGTCCAATTACTTGGTATGTGGAACGGTTCCACTACATGAATCTGCCTATTAAACTCAGGAAACGCTGCACCTTCAGCAATATCCCAGTTACCTTCTAACAATTGCTTCCTCTGATGCTCAGGAAGAGACAACAACATCGTCTCATAGTCACCAGTCTGCATCAAATAGGGGTTATCCGTCAACATAGCAGGGATAAACCTACGCTTAAACAGTGGCAACCCCTCTTTGCTGTGTCCTTTGGGATACACTAGGGTGGTTCCACTCTCAATATCGGTAGCATCGAAGGCTTTACCTGCTGGAGAAGGGTCAATAAACATCTTCTTCACCCAAGCATGACCCGGACCACCCGGATTGGTAGTGGCTCTCATGAAGATTGGTAGGTCTGACGCTGCTGTACGCAGTCGAGAACGCATATAGTTCCACGGAAATGGCGTATGCCACTGCGTCAACTCATCAAAACCAATCCAACTAAACGCCAAACCCTGATATCTCAGTACGTCTTCGTCTCTATCAAGGTAAGACATCCATAGTCTAGCCCCTGATGGTGCTTCCCACTGCATCTTTCTCTCACTCCACTTGATGCCGGGATAAATCTTTGGATAAAGCTCTTGGCTTTTCCAGATAAGTTCTCGAAGTTCTTCTGTCGTGTGACGCAAAAGCAACCCAGAAAACTGTGGATGCACCATATACCTAAGCGGATCTGCAAGCATGGCATAAGATTTACCACCACCAGCAGCTCCACCATACAACACTTCCCTCTCTGACGATGCTAAGAAGAATGTTTGAGGCCCGGGGTTGGGCTTAAACAACACTTCTCTCTCATCAGCTATTGGCTGTGGTGTCTCCTCCGAGCTTGCTATCGATATATTGGGTAAGCTTGGTGTAGCTTTCTGACTCGAAGTATCCGGTTTGGTCTTCTTTGCCGAGCCTCTTTTCGTACCTTTGCGCTTGCTCAAGGGCTTTTTGGAGCCTTCGGGCAAGGTTGCGGTAAGTAGTGGATTTGTATCCGTGTTTTCGCTCACTCTTAATTCTCTTTAAAAGACCAACATGACTAATTTCTCTACCACTCACCTTAGTCAACCAAGCAGCTACCTGCCTAGAAGGATATTGTTTTAGATGCTTCTTAGCTTTCTCTAACGCTTCAAGTTCCGCAGGTATTGGCTGCAGGAGGTCAGGATCTGTCTCATCTTGTCTGTAACCAAAAGGTATAGTTCTACCAATCTTTGGTATGGGTACATATGTTTCCTTATCTCTAGGTTGGGGCAATATCCAAGCCCCTAAGTCTCTCTCACTCACTCTTATCTTTGGCAGGTAAAATCATAATGCCAGATGGAGACTCCACCTGAACCTTCTCTGTTTTTACCAAGCCAGCCCTGTCTAGCAAATCTTTAGCAGCATTAAGCTTCTCTTTCAAGCCCAGCTCTGTAGGGTCAGCAATACCACTCACTACAGCCATAGCTGCACGAGGAGCATTCATAGCAATGTAAAGCTGTGTAGCCTCAATCACTTCTTCTTTGAGAGTGTCCATGATCATCTTAGTAGCATAGCCTTCGCTATAACCAGCAAGCTGTCTAGCCTTAGCTGGATTACCACCAGCCTCAGCAAATAACACCTCAATGAATTTCTTCTGTTGTTCGTTTAGTTCTCTTTTAGCCATAATGTTTATAAGTTAGAAAGGGCAAATTGTTCTGACACCTTAACAGAAACCTCAACTGAATTGTTGACACTACACAGTCCTCGAATCTTGTCCTCTTGCAACAAGTAGAAAGCCTTTGTAATTTGTAACAAACTGTTAGGCTCAAGTCTCACTGTCTCAGCAATGGTGTGATAGGCAGAATTTGTAGAATCATACCAGTCTAAGGAGAAGGTGACAGCACTGGTGGTTACATTTGTGATGAAGATGCTATCTACATCAGCTTTAAATTTTGGAGGTACTGTATAGACATCTTGATTGCTGGTAGTCAGCGTAGACCCTACAGTTCTATTCTTTGTTGTCATGATGTTAAGTCGTAGAAAGTTAAAGCACCAAAGGCATCACCAGTTGTAGCACCATCCACAGTTCTAATTGCAATGGTGTATACATCACTCACGTTTGCTAAACTAACACCAAGTTGTAAATCAAAGTTGTATCCAGTGGGGGCTGCTAAGATTGCTCTTCCTTGTGCTGATGATGTGATGTAGTCTGTCTGTACCATTGTTCCACCACTAACTGCTGTAGCAGAAACATCATAGTCAACATTATCAAAAGAACCTGTAACATACGAAGCTCCTGTTAATGTAGCATTCTTAAACAAAGCAACTTCATAATTCTGATTAGTCACTGGTAACACAGCAACCCTGTTAGGTAAAATGACAGCACCTAGTCTGCTGGAGTTAAGTCTAATAGATACTAATGGTAGGAATGTATTTCCAATGGTAGTAAGCTTAGATGTTCTTCTAGCTGAATATTCAATAGAGGTGGCTTCATATCCACCCTCAGACATAATACTGCAGCAGATCTGCTTCATTGCTGAGGAAGAAGCCACAGTGCCTGTATTAGTTATCTCATATCTAATTGGTAAAGTTGCTGTAGTCATGTACACAGCAGTTTGAATGTTTGCATTATGAAATGTATGGGCAACAATGAAGTTACCATCAATAACAAATCCACATCTCACACTACCAACACCAAGCCATTCAAAATCCATGAACAAGATTTGTGTCTTAGTCAGATCTAGTGTTATACCACTAGCACCTGTACCATCTAGCTTATCACCATTCCAACTAGCCTTAGCTACATATCGTGCATCACTAACACTACCACTGGTAGATGTTCTTAAAACAAACGTAATGCCATTAGCACCCTGTTCTAAGAACACACCATTAGCTGAATTAAAATAACCAACCCTCTGTCTTAAGTTTGTCTTGGCTGCATCCATCTTGAATGTAGACAATAACAACAAGCTCTTACCGGGTTGATAGGGAAACACTCTGAATGTCTGTCTCACCACTTCATCACCAGAAGTAGTAGAAACTCCTAAGCTCACTGTAGACTCATTAGGAAGATGAGTAGCTGCACCAGAACCAGATGTGGATGTATTAAACTGTGAATCACTGCTGTAACGGTTATGACTGTCAAAGAGTGTATACGGCTGACTAACCCTTAGTCTACCAAATGCATCAACAGTAGGACCACCAAAGCCAACAGTGTTTCCACTGCTGGCAATGCGTACCAGTTCTGGATAGCTAGTAATACTCATTTCTTCTTAGGCTTCACTTTTGCTTCAGACAATGCAATGGCAATGGCTTGCTTAGGTGATGTAACAACCTTACCACCTTTACCAGAATGCAAAGACTTGTCCTTATATTCACCCATCACTTTAGCAATCTTTGCTGTTTGTTTTTTAGTAGCCATCATTTTCCCTTAATAGGTCCACCACTCTTCCAAGCATCACATGTTCTGGCAGCAGCACATGTAAACTGGAACAAGTCACAATAACCAAGATCTGCAGCAGCTACAAACTCTTCATCATATGACAACTCATCTTTGGCTTCATCCTTCTCCAACCCTTCAATGATGCAAGTCATCATGCTGTCAGTTTGAATGAATGCTGAACAATTACCACACTTCATATCCTTGATATCATCATATGAAGCATTGTACATTTTCATCTTAGCATCCCAAAACTCTTTGTTCTCAGCTTCGGGATTGGGAGGACCATAGCCATATTCCTTGAAGGCTATGTTCCTATTCTTAAGATTGATGTGGATGTCTTGCGTTGCAGCAGGACATTTCTTCTTGACAAGTGCCATCTCAGCACTTACCTTTTTTAGCCATGCCACCCTTGTTCATCATAGCCTTACCCTTTGGCTTAGCCATACCAACCATAATGGCAACAACAGGTTTACCACCCTTAGCAGGGGCTTTTGCTGGAGCCTTCTTCACAGCACCACCCTTAGCCATCTTCTTCTCAGGAACCTTAGTAGCTTCAAAGGCTTTACGCTCCAGCTCATTGGCTCTATCCAAATAGGTGTTACGCACCTCTTGAGGAATGGAAGTGTCCTTAGCCTTCTCACGGTACATCTTAACTTTTTCTGCTTCGGTAGCCATATTATTTCTTTCCTTTTTTACTAAACATATTATGGGGCTTCATAGAAGCACCAACACCCTGATTAACATATCCACCCTTGGCAAGCTTTTTCTTATCTTTAACTTCTTTAACTTCTTGGTAGGAACCATTGTCCATCTTTTTAAGTTCTGGTCCAGTAGGCTTACCATCAGCTCCGATGCGTCTGCCATACCCCTCACGGGTGCTTTGCATAGTGGAGGTATCGTTCTTTAAGTCTCTCTCAAAAGTTTCACCAAGCTTACGATCTGCCTCACTAGATGACTTTTTAAGCCTATCAATATTTTCTCTTTTATTGTCATCGTTGAGCTTCTTAAGAGAAGCCATCATCTTTGCCATATCATCATCTCTTGCCATCATTATCCCTTTTAGTTACCACTTAACCTTGTCTGCCCAATATGCAGCAGACATCTTACCCTTGTTAATATTCTCAGCATGTCTAGCTTTGAAACTCTTTTGTCTAGCTTTCTCTTTCGGTGTAGATGGACTAGCTCCAGCACCACTAACACCTTGCTGTCCAAACCTAATTAGCTTCACTGTGTCACCCTCTTTGGCTAACACAGCATGACTCTTCGTAGGATGCTTAGGTGTAGCCTTAGGCTTGTTATACCCTGAAAACTCTTCACTTCCTCTTTTGATCATCTAAACTTGCTCACTTTCTTAGCAATGGCCTTAGGCTGTTTAACAAACTGCTTACCAGCTTTAGTACCCTCACGCTTAGCTTTAGAGGTGGCTGCATACTCAGCAGCACTTAAAGACTTAATGGCAGCCTCAGGTAGATAACGCTCTCCTGTTTTAGAAGAAGGCTTACCAGACTTTGTTGTCCATTTCTGTTCTGTCCAGTCTTTTAAAGACTTCTGTGGAGCTTTCATTTATAACCACCACCCTTAGCTTTATACAGCTTAGCAACAAGCTGAGCCTTCCTAGCAGACCATTCACCAGCATCACCACCCTTAGTGCCAGCTTTAACACTAGCTACCAAAGCCTTCCTCATCGTAGGCTTGGTGTAATTGCCAGCAGCATTAACAGTGCTCTTAGCCTTTGTCACCATCTCTTTTCCTCTTAGGCATGTGCCTATGTTCTTTCCATCCCTCAGCTCTCATAGCATCTTCTACTTTGTCTAATGGAAATACATATCCTGTCTTCTTCTCCAGTGCTGCTCTAACATAATAAACATCACTGTGAAACAAATGCATCTTGTCTACATAGCCCCTATGCAGAGCTAACGAAGCCTGTGTAAATACACTGTAGGGATATGTGTATGTTAAGCCTCTGTCTTCTAAGTCTTGTCTTGTGTATAAAGTTGTTGCCATAATGCTTCATACTAACATACTTTGTGTTAATAACACAAGCATAGCCTAGCTAAGGTGGTATGTCAGCATTTAATGCCAATCATAACAACCTATCCCAATGTATGTCTATAAGTGTTGTTGACTGTTTATATCACATAGTGAAATACAACCAACTATACCTAATATCTAGAACATACACCTAGAAAGCCCATAAGGGATGTGTTCATCTATGGCTGTTGTTAGCCCACCCTTTTAGCAACAGCTTTTAACAAGTACCCACATCAAGTCTAGTCTGGTCAGTGTAAGGTGTCATCACTGCCAGTATTCAGAGCTAGAGAAACATTTATGCATCAATGCTTCTCCCCCCGAGTCTTTTCTCTTCAGCAGCCGATTGCAAGCTCATTTCTTTACCTGTAGCCGGAAGGTAGCCTATACTTTTTCTTCGTATCGCCTGTATGTCTAAAGCATACATGGTGCAGGTAGTGGTAGTTTTACACACATTAAAAACAATGTCAAGCTTTTTCTATGGAAAGAAACAAATATGTTGTACCTCCCTAGACGATTAGTCCATATGGGGGTGTACCTATAGGTTGCTGTTTAAGTATCTAGTTAGCACTTTTAAGTATCAAGTGCATGAAACTTTAATGAGAACAATTCTTGTTTGTTAACATATGTGTATAC